TACAGCATCATCAGAAGGCTTTTCATCTTCGCCTGCATCGTTCTGTACACCATGAGTTTTAATGTTGATTAACAGTTTTTTCACTAATTCAATTGGATCATCTTCTCCAGCTACTTCAGAAAGAACTTGATACATTTCTAAACGTTTTTTAACTTGCTTGTTAACGTATCCTTTTTCTCCTTCGCCTTCTTGTTCCAATTTCACAATTAGGTTATAAATTGTTTTGTCTTTCTTTGGGTTAAGCTCAATTTGAAGCTTTTTCTTTTGTAAGTTTGTCAAAGACATCACATCCTAAATGGTAGTATCCTAATAGGTTAGCTTCTTGACCATTTTCCAAAACCGTAAATGTTGGGTATTGTTCTTGTTTCTTCTCGATACGTTTCTTGTGCAGTGCAGCCATTCCGCCAGTCCATACAATTTTATCGTACACCGCTAAATTAAATTTTTGAGAAACTTCACGAAGTGCTGCTTCAAAATGACGTTGTAGTTCAGCATCAACATTTTCAGCTACGTCCTTGTGAGTGTATAAGTCGTATAGAGAGCCGTTATACTTATAGCCATTCTCTAAGATGTAGTGCATGTTAGAAACGCTTAGATCAGGAGTTTCGCCGATGTTATCGCGAACGATTTGTTCAATAGTCATGAATGCTTTCTCACAACCTAATTCAGTTCCTAAACGATCGATAACTGCATTACCAGACATATCAGTAACATCGAATGTACCAAAACCACCATCGATAATAAGGATGCGATCTTCTTTTTTGATGATGTCCTTTTTAACCAAATAATATTGCGTCCCGACGGGTTGTGGAATTACTAAGCATTGTTTTACTTTGATTGTGATTAATTCACCATTTACTTTAACAGCCGTTTCTTCCATAGCTACTTTTTGCAATGACTCACGTTGATTTCCAAAATGAGATACCGGAAGACCAGTAACAAGTAACGGGATAGTAACACTTTTCTTAAAGTCTTTTGCAATGAATCCGAATAATTGTTTCTTAAATATTGGGTCCTCATAACGCTTCGCTTTGTTCTCTCCTAAAGCGCGCACAAGTGGAAGTTTAGACTTTCTTGCTTCCTCCCCTATGTAGTATGAAAAGTCAGTGTTTGTTAATTCGATTTTCGTAAATTCAGCTTCATTGTAATAATCATCTACTGGCGCTAGTACCGATAATTCTGTAATAACATCAGCTTCTAATGCTTTATTTTTCTTAGAAGCACGTTTTGTAAAGCCATTTCCTAAGTCAATCGCGTATGGATTCCCTAAAATCATATTCATTCCCCTTTCAAAACCAATGGTTAATCATTGATATCTTTGATTCTAACAGATATTTACGCTCGTTTTCAATGAAATATACCAAAATCAATAAATTAATCATTGGTTATTCATTGATTATAAGTTTGCGAGGTTGCTATTCTTCGCAAAGGGCTTCGCTAAACCTGTAAATTACATACAGCGAGGTAAGGAAGACGAGTGCTTGTCTTCCCCAGAATTCGTTAAAACTCCCTATAAACCGAAAAAATCCATTAATACAACAGATAGAGTACGTGAAATTTTAGTTATTTGGGGTTATCCGAAAATAGATAACCCATTATCTTTTATATTTCTTTAACTCTTCTTCTAGTCGTTTTCGTTCTTCTTCTAATTTTTCGTTTTTAGAGTTGTCTTGTTTTATATTTTGTTCTTCTTGATCATGCAACCATTCTGGAGTTAATTCTTTTCTTTTCGATTGTTTATCAGTTATATCGTTAATTTGCTTGATTTCTGTCTCTACAGCTTTTTTAAGGTAGTCTCTAAATCTTCTTGGTTTTGCATCTATAACTCTTTTAACAACTAATTTATATGTAGTGTCATCAATCAATCCGTCATAAAGTTCTTTAACTTCATCAATGATCTCTTCTCGTGTTTTACGCTTATTGTGATTGATTGATTTGTTATCTTTTTCTTTTTTAATTATTTCTTTTTCTTTTTTCTTTTTAATAGTTGTGTGTTTTCCGTCTGACAAGTTATGTGAATTCACGTTATCCAGTTGTGTGTTTTTCACATAACTGGTTGTGTGCACAACTTCTTCTTGTTTTTGTGTATGCGAGAAACCTTGTTGTACTAAGGCTTCCCGCAATTCTACATTGTCTTGCACAAGTTCCAAGAAAATCTTAGTTGTGATGTGGAAGTGACGACGTGCAGGGACACCAAATCTTTGTACAATGATGTATCCGTTGTTCACGAGAAGTTTAATTGCTTGTGCTTGCGCTTCTCTTTTTAGAGTTGTTTCTTCTTCAATTGTCTTTTCTGTTAAGAAGAACCACGACAATCCATCACGTTCTATAAGCATCCCTTTATCTTTAAATGATTGATAAGATGACAACACTTGTCCAAATAAGGCAGAAGCATTTAAACTCGTTTTTCTAGCTAACTCTTTATTCACGTTTAAAAATCCAGTTCCATTAAGCAATTGATATATGTTCATAACGCAAAAAATCCTCCATTTTCCTCCCCGGCTTAAAATTGGGTACAGGAAAGTAGAGGATTTGTATTTACGTTTTTTTGAAGTTATGATACTATCAATATAGATAGCAACAACTAAATAACGTAACTTACAAAACCTCTGCTTTTGGAAGTTTTTAGAATGGTGACCTGGCGACCAACCTATCAACCATCTAAAAAACTGAGCCGGGGGTTTTTTAATTTTATATAAAGTTATTTGTTTGAAAATCTATGTATCTACCCTCAATCTTAACAGAAGATTGACGAAAAAAGAAGACAAAAAGAGAAGACACTCGAAATGAGTGTCTTATTTTAATCCAAATTGCGCCTTATTTGTAAGCTTCCCACCTTGGAACATAAAGTTAGCATTTGCTCCTGATGTGCCTTGACCTTTCCACATATACATGACTGTGTAAAACTCTGTTCCTTTATCTCCACTTTCAGATAAAACTTCACCATCGCTACCAATGATTTCTTTTACTTGATCATATGTCATACCGTTTTCAATTCTGTCAAACTCATCTTTAGATATTGTTGGTTTCCCAGCACTAGCTCGTTTTTTGTTTTCTTCATCAGCTTTTTGTTTTTCTTCTTGAGCTTTTTTAACATTAGCAGCAACTATTTCATGTTCCTTTTCTATGTATTCAGGAACAGACATATTGTACTTCTGAGCCATTTTTTCAAAATGTTCCAATACATCCTTATCCTTTGAATCTTTAAGGTCAGTTGGTTCATAAGACTGATATTTCACATTGTATTTGTTGTAAATCTCCATGTTTACATTACGACCATCATCCATTTTTAAAACTGTTTCCTTTGGCTTTTCTTCTTTCTTATGAGTTTTTTCAACTGATTTATTATCGTTTTGAGAAGTTTTTACATTAGTAGAAGCGGCTTTCTCTTCTTTCTTATCAAAAATCGCGCTAATTGTAGCAACAGCGATAAATAAATACACAGCGATTGCTACAACCATTTTCCATTTAGTATTAGATCGGAACCCAAGTATTTTATTGCGGAACTTCCTTTGAATTAGGTGTGTTTCAAGATTTGTGTTGTTTTTAATAAAACTCTCAATCTTTTTGCCGTCTTCTTTTGCTGTAAGTTCAAACGTTTTATTTATACCTTTGAATCTGAATATAGATTTTATAGCAAAGTGATCAATTGTCACATTGTCATAGTCTGAAATTTGATGTGTAACTAAGCTAACAACATCATCAATACTTTTATCATAATCAAAAAGTTGAATGTGGTCTTTTGTGATAGTAGCATATCCTGATTTACTCTCTTCAAATCCAGCTCTGATGATAGGTGTATAATTTTGATATCTTCTAGCTATCGCTTGTTTAGCAAGTTTATCATCACTAGGCTTTTTCTCGTTTTTATCTTCTGCCATTTTTAATTGTTCCCTCCAAAATGTAAGATTCTTAAACAAGCATAACAAATTTAGTTACAACTATTTTGTCATATTGTGTCGAATAAATTAAAAAAAGAGAGCCTAAGCTCTCACTGTCAAATTTGGTAATATTATGTAAAATTTTACCACTGGATATTGGAAAAGATTTCTTCTAAAATGAAATCAAATCACAACAGATCATCGCATTCACTCAAAAATCTCACATAATGATCGAGTTGTTTGCAAAAATTCTTTCTTTGGCTTTCAGATAACGCCGCATACGTTTTTTGAATACCGAAGATAGTATTATGTAGCATTTCATCATCAACAGCGTCATTTCGTCCAGTAAGCACGTCTAATGATACGCTGAAATAGGAGGAGAGGCGAAATAAAGTTGCAAGGTCAGGTTCAGAAAAACCATTTTCATAATTGTTAATCTGGCTTCTGCTGAGATTTAGATCATGAGCTAAATCCGCTTGTCTTAATGAACGACTTTTTCTGAGTTTTTTTAAAGTTTCACCTAAAGTTTTCATACTATCAGTATAGTTATAGGGATATCGATATACTATAAATGATAGATTTATTGTCATTTATAGTATAGTGATTAATTATTAACCCCGATGAAAATAAAAAATAAGAACTTATGTTCTCTTTTTGTCGAATTGGTGGTAAAATATTCATGTGAGGTCTTTCAATACGAAAATGCATGATTGCATATTTTAATCCGTGAAACATGAGAAACGTTGATATATATCGTTTCTCAAACTTTCTCAATATTTATCTGATAACTCTATGACCGAATATTGGGAAATTTGTGTTATTATGAAAGTAACTAAAAAACGGACGCAAAGAAAAAGACCCACGGTGTAAGTAGTGTTGGTCGCACTCTTACACTGCCCCCTAATCAGCCTAGGGAACATTGTCGCGGATCTTGTACATACATATTATAACACAACTCAGAGTGAGAGTGACACGTTTTCCTTTATATGTAAAATTTTGGGGTGACGTGTCTTTTTTTGTCCAACAAGGAGGACAAATGTTGTGCAAAAATTATTGAACAGTCTCAAAGGGGATTTATGTTTAGCAGGAATCACGAATAGTAAGTTAGCGTCATCTTGGGGAATATCTCCAAGCGGTGTATCTGATGTATTCAAAGGTAAAAGACAAATGCGGTTTTCGTATCTTTCTACATCATTAGCTTTGTTGAAAAAAGGGATTAAAACAGAAAGCGAATTTATTTCGAAATACGCTGAAGTTGCAAAACCTAAAAACAGAAGAGAAATTATGGAATATCTATCTTTACGTGGAGATTTTAACTCACTGAAGAAGATTGTAGAACAAGAAAAAGAATCAAAAACAGGTACAAATAAAGAATGGGCTAATGTCTATGATCTGATTTACAAAAGATATACTCAGAAAGTGGAGCTTCTTGAGTTCTATAACTTGATGCGAGAGAAAAATAAGAAGACAAACACTTTAGAAATGAAAGTCTTGATTGATTTATTATTATGTCA